GAGGGTCTGATTGACCAAACACAACAACTCCGGGCTTACCTAAGTCCCAACAAAAATGTTGGAAGAAGCTATCACAACTCATCCATGTTTTGCATTCTTTAACTAGTTCTCCTAGTTGAGGTAGTGGAATATTTTTCCTAAAATCTTGTGTAATTTGTGTTTCGCCCTCAACACCTACTTGTACTACAGGTTCTTTAATGTGCTTTAGTACTTCGTCCCAAAACGGGTAGTTCTTAGGATGCTTTGCGCCATTACGCATAAATTTACTATAAGGTGAAATAATAATCATTTTGTTGCTTCTACATTCAAAAATATATGTGTGGTTTCGGGCTTTACATATCCCGAGTTAGGCTCGCAACGTACTATGTTGGTAAAACCTGAAAAGTTCATTGTCTTTCTTAACTCATACTCAGTATACAAAAACTTGTGTATAAGTCCAGGACTAATCCATCCTGTTGAGAAAAAATGACCATACAGATTCCATTTTCCGTCTTGATCTGCCTTTATGAATTCTTTGCATGATTCTAAAAAATCAGGAGTTTCAATCTTAATCTTACAGCCTGGCTTCAGCACTCGGTGCCATTCTTTCAATACGTCATGTGCATGTAAGTAATCAAAGTGTTCTATAACGTGATATGCTCTAATCTCATCAATTGAATTATCAGCATAAGGTAGTTTAGCAATGTCATATCTTTCATCCGCACGTTCAGCATACAGGTCTACATTTACAAACCCATCAATATAGTCACCACCGCTGCCTAAGTTTAGTTTAATCATGATACATTATAAAACTTTTTGAACGCATCTTCAAGTAAGCCTGTCCAATTCCAACGATCCATATGTGCATAAACGTTATACTCATTTATATTTCCGAACAATGCTTGTGCTTCTGCAATACTACGTCCGGGAATTATCTCAGGATAGCACGTAAAGAGTACAGGGTTTTTAATATAAGGAAGAACTTTCTTGAAAACGATATGGTCACCCATACCGCAATCTAAGATCACAATTGTTTGATCTTTGAAGTTCATTATGTTTTGGAATATGCGTTCGTCATGTTCAAACATTGCATGAACGCCATCTCTGATGCCACCGACTTTGTTCTTCAAATGCCAAGTGATAGCATTTGGTACGATGTAATTTTTGTAACCCTTTTTCACTAGTTCGTATGTGAACAGTGTTTCTTCTCTATGTGCTATCCGAGATAAACCTAGACAGTAATCAGCTACGCCTGCTCTATATAAGAATGAACAATGCAGGTGATCCACTTCTTTCTGTTGAGAGATGCGGCCCCATTGCATGTTCGCTTCATTGTAGATATTTTCTATCTTACCAGTGACATTTATTTCGCCCATGCTAGGTGGTGTCAATACTGAGCCACCAACAGCACCGATGTTATCTTCACTTGTAGCATAGTTGTACAGAGTTTCTAATACATTAGACTCTGCAACAGTATCATCATCTAAACGCCATACCCATTTGAATCCCATTTGATTCGCACGTTGGTGATTGTGATGTTGACCCTTCTTTTCAGTATAGAGCCATTCCCATGCGATTCCAGACTCACTTAACATTTGCATTAAGTATTCATAGTGCTGGATCTGACGCACATCTTTAGGTTCATCATTATCATCTTGTATGATAAGATAGTCAGGTCTCTTGGTCTGTGTAATTACAGACGAGATTGCCATTGGCAATGTTGTGTCGTATCTACCTTTAGTAGAGATTGAGCATAAGATTTCTTTGTTCATTTTTTCCAGTGTTGGTTAACGTAAGGAGCTTCACGATAGTTGATTGGTTGACCATTCTGATCCCAATCCCAATAGTAGATTTGAGTATTATCTAACAAATGAAATCCACTGTCTTGCAGTTGTTTCATAATGATATCTTTACCTTTGTGCTTAGGGTGTAAATCAGTGTGTATCTCCATCATAATTTCGTTGATACGTGTTAAGTGTTCTGGTTTCGCATTCAGAATAACGTCATATTCGCCGCCTTCACAATCAAGTTTCAACAGAATATCATGACCTTGAATTCTATCCATAATATCTGAGAATGTCATGGTCTCTACAACTTCATAGTTATCCGAGACATTGTACATACTATTAGCACCTGCATTGTCATTTAAACTAACTGGCAAGAACTCATTACCTTTCTCGGCAACGATGTTTTTGCAAGTAGTGATGTTCTTCAATCCCATTCTATGTATGTTCTTTAAGAAAGTATTATACGATGCACTAATTGGTTCTACTGAAAATACTTGTTTAGCTCCTAATGCGGCTGCATACAATGAGAATGCACCAATGTTTGCACCAATGTCAATAACAATTCTATCTTTAACTTTTTCAGAAGTCAAGTGATATTGATTTGCTTCAACTACTTCTCTGTACATTGCAGGGTCTTGCTCAGTTAAAAAGCGCAATGATTCTTCTACTGATTGTGTTGCAGATACTGCAACTGGTGCTGGTGTAAGTTGTGTTTCCATATTATCTTTGTCCCATATACATAACATCAAGTTGATGTTCTCTTTGTCTCCGCGATTGTGTGGTGTATCACGCAAACTACCGTCTGGTGCAATAAACTTAAACTTAAAGCCCGGGAAGAATGATTCATCTAGATTATGTATCTTGTGATGAGGGCCCCATAAGCCAGGTGTTTCTAGCATAGGAACTGTAATCATTAGTCGCTTACAATGCTTCTTTAGTTTCTCTACAATCTCTAATCCGTTATCCAAGTGTTCAATAACTTCAAACGCAATGATAGTATCGTATTGTCCTAAGTCATATGTGTTTATATCACCGTGAACGAATGTAGCTTTCTCGCGCCACTTTTGGTCACGTGCTACAGGAATAATACGCTTGTCATAATCTAATCCAGTGTACTCAATACTCTCAGGTAAAAACTGTAATCCGTATCCACTAGAGCAACCTAACTCAAATACGTTAGTACCTAGAATGTTTTGTGCCGCCCATGAGTATCGTGTAATCTCTCTAGGAGCAATCTCATCTCCTTTAAAGAACACAGCACGTTCCCAATAGTTACTAAGACGCCACTGATACCAATGTGGATTATACTTTCTAGCAAGGGTCAACGAGTTTGTCAGGAAAATATCTTCCCATTCAGGGACAAGTTCTTTGTCATGTACAGTACCTTCACCTAAATGATATATAGGGAAGTCACCGCAATACATGCCGGCTGCTACGTTCCATTCTTTACCCACACACTCAAGTACTTGGAAGCCTGCACGTTCACATTCAATAGAGAACTCGGTATCTTCACCGCCACCAACACCATAGTCAAGACTTAGCAATCCAATCTTATCAAAAACTCTACGATGAATCATAACACAAAAGAAAATAGCAAAGTCATGACCAGCGGGTTCTGATTCGCTCTTAATCAAACAACTGATACCTGCTTTGTCGTTTCCTATGAACACTGATTCTAATTGTTTCAACCAACGATTACGTTCTTGTTCTAGTAAAACCGTATCATTATTTAATAGAACAATAAGGTCAGTAGTTGCTACTTCAATACCTGCGTTACACGCACGTGAGTATCCAAGTGCATCCTCGTTCCAAACAACTTTTAAATTCTCAGAAATTCCTAAGTTCTTATATCTTTCTTTCAATGCACCCAAATATGCAAATGTATTGTCTTTGCAACCATTGGCACTGATGATTAATTCAATGTCGGTTACATCAGTGTATTTGAATATTGATTCTACACATGGTTTTAATAAATCATCGCAATGATTGTATGTTGGTATGACTACGCTATATTTCATTTGTTACCTTTAAACTGTATCTTTGTTGGCTTCGTACCAAGCTATGTTGTATTTTTGAGCTAGTCTCAATTCATTGCGCCTGAAGTTATCTTCCCAAGCTTGTCTGCTGACTAGATCGGGATTGTGCACGGTGCCCTCGCCTTGATGCCATAATGGGAAAGTACCCACGTGAATTTGAGCCTCTGGACTCCATACGATAGGTACTGGTTGAACTACTTCGTAGCCTTTTAATTGTGCGGCTGCACAGAAATCGATGTCTTCATTACCGCCAGTTGCATAACCCTCATCGAGTAATCCAACCTCATCAAGTACTTTTCTATCAATCATCACACAAAAGAACACACCAAAATCCATTTGAGTGATCGGTGAGTATTTCTTTAACGAACAAGTGATACCACATTTGGGATTATCTTCAAAGCCCTTGTGTAATAGACGTAGCCAATCGCCTCGATGTTGTGCCAATAGAATTGCATCATTGTTGAACATAACAAGCTTATTGCAAGTTGCTACTTTAATGCCTTCGTTCGTAGCCTTAGGGTATCCCAAAGCTTCTTTGTTCCAAACAATCTTTAAGTGTTTAGATAATCCTAAGTAAGTAAAATCATCTTGTAGATTACCCAAAAATTCAAGTGTATTGTCTACACACCCGTTGGCACTGATAATTAATTCAATGTCACTAATGTGGGAATATTTTAATAGAGCCTCAATACAGGGCTTGAGGAACTTGTCACAGTTGTTATAGGTAGGAATAACGATACTATATTTCATTTGAAACCCTTTCTACTATATATGACAAAGTAGAGAGGGCTTCAAATTTTAAGCATAAGTTGCGTTCAATGTGTACCAGTTTGTAGCATTCATAGCAATAAATTCTACACAACCACCAACTAATAATGAATATGCAACGTTCGCTGAGGCTGCATTGATAGAGTCAGATGTGTTTGGATAAACGTTCAATGCGTTTGCTCCACCGTTTCTAACAATAACACGTAGACCTGCTTCTGCTGTCGGCAATATAACACCTGTACTTGCGGCAACTGTTGTTACATTGTTGATAGCTGTTACTATTACCGTAGCAGTACCTTGAGTAGAACCTGCCGCTGTAATAGCGTCTGTTGTTCCAAAGTCAAAATAACTAGCAGAAATGACGTTAGCACCAGTAATATTACCACCAGTACCGGTGCCTAAAGTCAATGTACCTGTACTTGCATTAAACGCAAACTTAGTTGTAGTTGCCTTAGGTGTTTGATTAGAACCAGTAGCACCAACCATAACAGGGAACAATGAAGTAGTTGTAGTGTCTTGTGTAGCATTGATTGCTGTACTAGGTCCTGCTTGACCAGAAACACCAGTAGTACCACTGAAACCTGACCAACCTGATCTTCCACTTACACCAGTAGTTCCTGAGAAGCCACTGACACCAGTAGTACCTGATGTGCCTGATATACCACTAGTTCCCGAGAAGCCACTGACACCAGTAGTACCAGAAACACCTGTCGTACCACTCCAACCAGATGTACCACTGATACCTGTAGTACCTGACCATCCCGATGTGCCACTAACACCAGTAGTACCACTAATACCAGTAGTACCACTCCATCCAGACACACCTGTTGTACCTGACGTGCCACTCCAGCCCGATGTACCTGATATACCTGACCAACCACTTACACCACTTGTTCCTGATGTACCTGATGTGCCACTAACGCCTGTTGTGCCACTAGCACCTGACCAACCACTTACACCACTTGTTCCTGATGTACCTGATGTGCCACTAACACCAGTAGTACCTGATGCACCTGACCAACCCGATGTGCCACTATCACCAACTCTACTGTAGTTAACAACTAAAGCATCATTGTTTGCAGGAGCACTACCTGACAAGTATGCTACGGTTAATGTATAGTATGTTGTGTTATTGGTTATAGCAGTAACGTTAAATGCGGATTGTACAGCACTTGCATTGCTATTGTTTGTAATCAACAACTGAGCCTCGATTACGCTAGTACTCACCATCTGAGCTATCCAATTACCAAAACTTGTACCGTTAACGTCATTTACGTTAATGAAGATAGAAGTAACGGATGCAATTGCCGCATTGTTGAAGCGTAGCGATCCATTAGAACTTACACCTGCAGTTACAGTTGAGTCAAAGTAGTAACGAACACCAGCTTTGTTACCTTGTGGGCCTGAGAATCCTGAAATACCTGTAGTACCAGAGACACCAGTCGTACCACTCCAACCAGATGTACCACTGATACCCGTTGTACCTGACCAACCTGATATACCACTTACACCAGTAGTTCCTGAGAAGCCACTGACACCCGTAGTACCTGATGTGCCTGATATACCACTAATACCGGTTGTACCTGATGCTCCTGACCAGCCTGAAGTACCACTGATACCAGTAGTACCACTCCAACCAGAGACACCTGATGTTCCGCTTATACCACTCCATCCTGATGTACCACTTATACCACTCCATCCTGATGTACCACTTACACCAGTAGTGCCACTCCAGCCACTTACACCCGTAGTACCTGATGTGCCTGAAACACCTGTAGTTCCTGACCAACCTGATGTACCACTAGCACCACTCCAACCACTGACACCTGATGTACCACTCCAACCACTTACACCTGAACCACTGAAACCTGATCTACCACTGAATCCTGATGTGCCACTAAATCCTGAAGTACCTGATATACCTGACCAACCAGATACACCGCTCCATCCTGAAACTCCGCTTGTACCTGAAGTACCTGACCATCCGCTAACACCTGTTGTGCCTGATGCTCCGCTTATACCGGTTGTGCCTGATATACCTGAAGTACCTGAGAATCCACTAATACCGGTTGTACCCGATATACCTGATATACCTGACCAGCCTGATATACCTGATATTCCGCTAGTACCTGAGAATCCACTTACACCTGATGTACCTGATATACCACTAGTACCTGATTCACCACTAATACCGGTTGTACCCGATATACCTGAAGTACCTGACCAGCCTGATCTACCTGATGTTCCACTTATACCACTTGCTCCACTAGCACCGCTAACACCTTGTACAAGTGCAAGAATGATTTCTAATCCATTTGTGAATCCAGTGGTACCAGTTCCACCTGAACTCAAGAATGTTACAGGTAAAGTCCAATAATTGCCTACATCTGTTGTAGTTCCTGTTATCTCCCAACGTTGGAAGTTTGCACTATTAGACTTATCTTGTAATGTAATTGCTTCAGTCTGTGTTAACAATGCTAGATAGATATCAATATCAATACCATCGTTTGTTAACTTACTTACATTAAGTTGAGTAGCACTTGTCTGTGTTGCATTATTCCATAAGATATCGCCACTGCCTGGATCACCTGAAGTTGCAGAAGTATCAGCAAAATATTCAAAGATAGTTGAAGAAATACCAGGAATACCTGATGTTCCTGATATACCACTAGTGCCTGAGAATCCACTAATACCAGTAGTGCCTGACGTACCACTGAATCCTGATACACCGGTAGTTCCTGAGAAGCCACTGAATCCTGATCTACCTGAAGTTCCTGATCTACCACTTGTACCAGTGAATCCCGATGTACCACTGATACCTGAAGTACCACTGAATCCACTGACACCTGAAGTTCCTGATATACCACTAGTACCTGAGATACCACTAGTACCTGACCAACCACTAACACCTGTTGTTCCACTAATACCTGACCAGCCACTTATACCTGTTGTTCCCGATGTACCGGATGTTCCACTTTGGCCAGACCAGCCACTTACACCTGTAGTGCCAGACCAACCCGATGTACCACTAGTACCTGAAGTACCAGAGATGCCAGAGATGCCACTCCATCCAGATACACCACTGATACCAGTAGTACCTGAATATCCACTAACGCCTGTTGTACCACTTGCACCACTAGTACCACTAAATCCTGAAGTGCCTGAAGTTCCACTTGTTCCTGAAAAACCACTTGTACCTGAAATACCCAATGTGCCACTATATCCAGATACACCAGATACGCCTGATGCGCCTGACCAACCACTAACACCCGTTGTACCACTAGTACCACTCCAACCCGATGTACCACTGATACCCGTTGTACCTGACCAACCTGATATACCACTTGTTCCTGATACGCCTGACCAACCACTGACACCTGATGTACCTGATGTACCAGAGATACCTGACCAACCACTTGTTCCAGAGTAACCGCTAACACCAGTAATGCCGGATGTGCCGCTTTGGCCGCTCCAACCCGATGTACCTGATGTACCAGAGATACCTGACCAGCCACTGACACCCGTTGTGCCTGATGTACCAGAGATACCAGTAGTACCTGAGAACCCTGATGCACCTGAAGTACCACTATATCCACTGACACCTGTTGTGCCTGATGCGCCTGACCAGCCACTGACACCCGTTGTGCCTGTCGTACCACTGGCACCTGACCAACCACTTGTTCCTGAAACACCTGTAGTACCTGAAGCACCTGACCAACCACTGACACCCGTTGTGCCTGATGCGCCTGACCAGCCACTAACACCTGAACCACTGAAACCACTTACGCCTGATGCACCTGATGTGCCACTATATCCAGATACACCTGTAGTGCCTGAAATACCTGAAGTACCAGACCAACCACTAGTTCCGCTGATACCTGACGTGCCGGATACACCGGTTGTGCCTGACCAGCCACTAACACCCGTTGTACCACTAGTACCACTGATACCTGATGTACCGCTTACACCTGAGTAACCACTGATACCTGATGTACCGCTTACCCCCGAATCACCTTTAGGACCGATTGCGCCATCTAAGTTAATATACCAAGAGCTATATGTTCCTGATCCTACAATACTCGTAATATTTACTGATAGAGCACCGGTACCGCTATTATAAGAAATAATAGGACCGTTCATCTCATTTGTAAGTGTATACGCAACAATAATGTCTTGGCCTATTGTGTATGCTAACCCTGTACCTACTGTTAAGTTTAATGTACCTAATGCAATAGTTAATGTATCTGAGCTTGTTGTAGCATATTTGTCACCAATTTGACCACTAAAACCTGATAGACCTGATGTACCACTAATACCAGATATACCGCTGATACCTGACCATCCGCTGATACCTGATGTACCGCTAGCACCAGTGATACCCGAGTACCCTGATGTACCTGATGTACCTGAGATACCTGACCAACCACTGACACCTGTATAACCTGATGTTCCGCTGACGCCTGAGATACCTGTTGTACCACTATATCCCGATGTACCTGATGTTCCTGATGTACCTGATGTACCGCTAAATCCTGAAATGCCTGATGTACCACTGAAACCTGATGTACCGCTAAATCCTGAAATGCCTGATGTACCACTGAAACCTGATGTGCCGCTAAATCCAGACTCGCCACTAAAGCCGCTGATACCAGATGTGCCACTAAAACCTGAAATGCCTGATGTGCCACTGATACCAGATGTACCACTAATACCTGATGTTCCTGATGTGCCACTATATCCCGATACACCTGTCGTACCACTGGCACCTGACCAACCACTTACGCCTGATTCACCTGATGTTCCGCTGATACCTGATGTACCACTCTCACCTGATGTTCCACTATATCCAGATTCACCTGATGTTCCACTATATCCAGATTCACCTGATGTTCCACTAAATCCAGATTCACCTGACCATCCTGATGTACCACTGAATCCTGATGTGCCTGATGTACCACTGAATCCTGATGTACCTGATGCACCTGACCATCCACTTGTTCCACTAAATCCAGATTCACCTGATGTGCCTGATTCACCTGACCATCCACTTGTTCCACTGACACCAGATGTACCTGATGCACCTGACCAACCACTTACACCTGTAGTGCCACTAGCACCAGTAAATCCCGATACTCCTGAAGCACCACTGAAGCCACTTACTCCAGATTCACCTGATGTTCCACTAACGCCAGATGTACCACTGATACCAGACCAACCTGATGTTCCACTAACGCCAGATGTACCACTGATACCAGTAGTACCACTCCATCCACTAACGCCAGATATACCAGATGTACCTGATTCTCCTGATGTCCCTGACTCACCGCTGAAACCACTTATACCTGATTCACCTGAGAAGCCACTGATACCTGACTCACCACTAAATCCACTTATACCTGAACCACTAAATCCACTTATACCTGAACCACTAAATCCACTTACACCTGATGGGCCTTGTAACGGACCTATGTTAGACCAAGTGTCATCACCGTTACTTACGGCGCCGTCTCCTGCACTATAACCACCACCTGAATTTTCAACAATGTATAATGTACCTGCAGGTTCACCATTTGGTAAATATGTGTAATCAATCACGCTACCTGCAATATTAATAGATTCACCTGAGTAACCTGATATACCAGAAGTACCTGATTCACCACTAAAACCACTTATACCTGACTCACCACTGAAACCACTTATACCTGAATCACCGCTGAATCCACTTACTCCTGAATCACCACTGAATCCAGATATACCTGAAGTACCTGAGTCACCGCTATAACCACTAATACCTGAAGTGCCTGATTCACCACTAATACCTGTATAACCGGAAACACCTGAAATACCTGTCGTACCCGAGATACCTGAGGTGCCTGATGTGCCTGATGTGCCACTGAAACCACTTACGCCTGAACCACTATAACCTGAGATACCTGTCGTACCCGAGATACCTGATGTACCAGTAAAGCCACTAATACCTGATGTGCCTGATACACCAGTAAAGCCACTTACACCTGATGTGCCGCTTACGCCAGACTCGCCACTCCATCCGGATGTTCCACTGATACCTGATTGACCAGAAATGCCAGACTCACCACTCCAACCCGATGTACCGCTTGCACCTGATGTACCAGAGATACCAGAAGTACCTGAAATACCTGACCATCCTGAAATACCTGTAGTACCTGAATAGCCCGATGTGCCACTTACACCAGAGACACCCGTTGCACCACTCCAACCAGATACACCAGAAATACCAGTAGTACCTGATTCCCCACTATAACCTGACTCGCCACTATAACCTGACTTGCCACTATAACCTGAATCACCGCTATAACCTGAGATACCAGTAAAACCACTTATACCCGTATAACCTGAGATACCAGTAAAACCACTGATACCTGTATAACCTGAGATACCTGAGATACCTGATGTACCACTAATACCCGATGCACCCGAGATACCTTCTACTAGAGCAAGAATCAATGGTATATCATTTGCAAAGCCTGTTGTACCTGTACCACCGGACGCTTGTAATGTTATAGTTAATGTCCAATATCCACTACCTTTGATCGGAGTACCGTCGATGAGCCAACGTTGAAAGTTAGCACTGTTTGATTTATCTTGTAGTGTAATAGTTTCAGTATCATCTAGTGTTGACAGATACAAATCAATATCGATTCCGTTACTCGTTACATTGTTTACATTAATTTGATTGGCACTTGTCTGAGTAATATTGTCCCATAACAGTTTACCACTGCCTGGATTACCTGTCAAGTCAGTAGCATTAGCTGTATACTCAAAGATAGAAGATGATACACCGGCTATACCACTGGCGCCACTGAAACCACTTACTCCTGATGCACCTGAGATACCGCTAATACCTGAAGCTCCACTGAAACCACTAATACCTGTGTAGCCACTAATACCGGTAGTTCCTGATTCTCCTGATGCTCCGCTGATACCGCTAGTACCTGAAGCTCCACTGAAACCACTAACACCTGAACCACTAAAACCACTAGTACCAGATTCACCAGATATACCAGACCAACCGCTTACACCGGTAGTTCCTGAATATCCAGAAACACCTGAGATACCTGATGTTCCACTGATACCTGAGATACCACTAGTACCGGATTCACCACTATATCCACTTACACCGGATGTGCCTGATTCGCCACTCCACCCACTTGTACCACTGTATCCTGATGTACCACTGATACCCGAGATACCTGACCAACCACTGACACCTGTAGTACCTGAGGTACCGCTGATACCGCTAGTACCAGATTCTCCTGATGTGCCTGATGATCCGGATTCACCTGAAATACCTGAATCTCCACTGAAACCACTGATACCAGATGTGCCACTCCATCCAGATGTGCCACTAATACCAGTAGTGCCTGACCATCCCGATGTACCTGAGTACCCTGATGTACCACTAATACCACTAGTACCGGATTCTCCGGATGCGCCACTAGTACCTGATTCTCCTGATGTGCCTGAAGCTCCGCTGAAACCACTAATACCTGATGTACCACTAATACCTGATGTACCACTGATACCACTAGTACCTGACCATCCAGATGTACCTGATTCACCGGATGATCCGGATTCACCACTATAACCTGAGATACCTAATGCACCACTAGTACCTGATGTGCCACTAATACCTGATGTTCCTGAGGCACCTGACCATCCAGAAACACCTGATCCAGAATATCCTGATATACCTGAACCACTAAATCCACTTACACCTGATGGACCTTGTAACTGACCAATATTAGTCCAAGTATTATCACCATTACTTACTGCACCATCACCTGCACTATAACCACCACCTGAATTTTCAACAATGTATAATGTACCTGCAGGTTCACCATTTGGTAAATATGTGTAATCAATCACGCTACCTGCAATGTTGATGCCTCGGCCCGATTGACCTGATATACCAGAGAAACCTGATGTGCCAGTAAATCCAGAAATACCAGAGCCAGACATACCACTATATCCAGAGACACCTTGTATACCGCTAGTACCTGACTCACCTGAGAAGCCACTGACACCTGTTGTACCACTAAATCCTGAGATACCAATAGTACCACTAAATCCTGAGTCACCGCTATAACCACTAATACCTGAAGTGCCTGATTCACCACTAGTACCAGATGAACCTGATGCACCTGACCAACCACTTACACCAGACGTACCTGATAAACCACTAGTACCTGAGGCTCCCGATGTACCTGAGGCTCCCGATGTACCTGAGATACCAGTAGTACCACTCCAACCTGATGTGCCACTATAACCTGATGTACCTGAAATTCCTGTTGTACCTGATATACCTGATGCGCCTGACCATCCACTTATACCTGATGTACCGCTAGCGCCTGAATAACCACTGATACCTGATGTGCCACTAGCGCCTGTATAACCTGATGTGCCAGTAAAACCACTGACACCGGTTGTGCCGGAATAACCACTGATACCTGATGTGCCTGACCAGCCTGATATACCTGAACCACTAAATCCTGAGATACCAGTTGTTCCGCTTAAACCCTTTTGACCAGAAGCGCCTGTATAACCTGATATACCTGAACCACTAAAACCACTAAGACCTGTATAACCTGATTTACCTGATATACCACTAAGACCTGTTGTTCCACTAAATCCTGATCTACCTGAGAAGCCACTGACACCAGTGAATCCACTAAATCCTGAAATACCTTGCTGACCGCTAGTGCCAGACCAACCTGATTTGCCACTAGCTCCTGATGTACCACTAGTGCCTGAAGTTCCTGATATGCCAACAATACCTGTAATATTACTACCATCACCATATAGATAACTTGCTGATACTATATTAGCAGTTACGTTACTTTCAGCAACAAGATAATCTATATTCAATGTACCTGATGTTTTGTCAAAAGTAAATGCAGAATTACCACCAAAAATACCTGCGTCATTAAACTGTACTTGTGTATTTGATCCTCCCGGTACTCCACTACCTCCACCGTTACCGGTTTGTGCGGTCCAGCTTAAGTTGCCGGAGCCATCAGTTTGCAAAACGTATCCGTTTTCGCCACCAAGTATCGATACGTTACCAACGTCACCCAAGGCAATATTGCCGGATATGTTGAGTGTGTTTGCTGATACACTATTAGCAACTACGTTGCCACTAGGTACCATAACGTTAGTAACAACGTTACCATTAGCGTCAATTACGGTGTTTGCGGGTATGCCTGTACTAAAGCCACCCAGAGAGTTAAACGGTTCAGCTGCCATTGTTTTATCCTAAAATATGTCTCAATAATATATTTATCTTGGGCAGTTAAATAAACTTTAGAAATAAGTAACCCTGGATATCTTTTTATGCTAACAAGACAACCTCATCGCCCATTCTGTGAAAACTGTAAAGTATCACTAGCAAAAACTAATGGATTAAGCAAGCATGGCTTTACTAAGTGGCACAAATACTGTTCATCGTGTGCAAAAGCAATTTATGATTCAAAGTATGGGCATAGATTGAATAAGAAACAAAAGTGTGATAAGTGTAGCTTTGTTCCGCAGGATAAGTGTCAACTTGATATTGTTTACAAAGATAGTAACAAGAAAAATAAAGACAAGTCTAACATACGTACATTATGTGCTAATTGTAATAGGTTGTTTCAAAAGAAACTACGAGAGCAGAAAAAGACTCTGTTAGATATAACAGTAGATGCAGATGTTATTTTATGATTGCTAACTTTAGAAACGCTAGCATTCTCAAATACATGTAACCAATGTCAAATTCAAATTTTGTACGACTCAACTTTGCACTAGCGGGATTTAAGTGATGGTTGTTATGTAATTCTTCTCCACCAATGACTATACCCCAAGGACTAATGTTTCTACTGTTATCTTTAGTTTCCCCATTACGATAACCTAAGTAATGACCTACTCCATTTATAACACCTGCTGCCCAAAATGGTATCCAAATCATTTGAACTAACCATATAACGACACCTATCATACCAAACAACAAAACATCTATCACTAACATTAACACAACTCCTAAGTAATTATAAGGAGTATAGATTTTTCTCTCTATCCAATCGTCTGGTGTTCCTCTGCCAAAGTTAACAATCATCTTAGCGTTCTTACCTGCAAGGTAGTAGTAATAAACTCCCCGTAGTAATATGTTCCATATACCGTATACAACAGGACTATGCGGATCACCTTCTTTGTCTGTAGTACTGTGATGTTTTCTATGTATAGCAACCCACTGTTTAGTAATCATACCGGTTGTTAACCAGAGCCAAAAACGCATAAAGTGTTCTAGTATTGGATGAAACGTGATTCCTTTGTGTGCTTGGCCACGATGTAAGAATAGAGTAACACATACTATAGTGATGTGTGTAACTATTAAAGTGTATAATATTGCGTTCATTAGATATTTATGCCCAATAAAAAAGAGCACCGAAGTGCTCTTTGATTCCTTCCCGTAACACAGACCGTAGTATGTGCTCTCGAACAAGAAGATTTCGACTTATTGGAATGTTAAATTCTGAACAGCTATCTCACCAACGTAGTCAGCCGCGTTACCGAAGCTGGATGCAGTGTTA